TGGGTTAAGAGAAGAGAACGCTTTATGAATCGTCATAAGAAAAACAATAGACTTAACGGCATTATTGCTGTCATGAAATGGGGCGGTGTTACTGCCGGTGGCGTTTCACAAATGAAGTCAGTTGTTAATGATTATAAAAAAGTTGTTAGAGAACGTAGAAAAAAATCTCTTGACATTGCAGAAGATATTATGATGAAGCAATTGTCTGAAAGAGTTAGAAAAGCTTTACAGAAAAAAGTAGAAGACCATAACAAGAAAAATCCTAAGCACAGAGCTACTCTAAGAATGTTATCAGCAGTATTTAGAAGAGGTGTTGGTGCTTACAGAACATCACCGGGTTCAGTTAGAGGTAACGTTACATCTGCTGACCAGTGGGCAATGGCCAGAGTTAACGGGTTCTTAAGAGCTTTGAGAACAGGTAAGTTTAGAAGAAAACCTTATGACCAAGACTTACTACCAAGTTCACATCCATTGTCTTCTAAGAAGTCTGGTAATAAAGCAGAATCAGTTAGAGTTGGTCAAGCGGTTAGTTGGTCAATCAACAAAGACCCAGACCCACCATCAGTTGTTCATGGTATAGTCACTTCTGTTAATAGTAGAGACAAAGAAGCGACAATGGAAGTATGGGCTCGATTAGAAAATGGAGACCATAAGAAGACAGATAGACGTGTAACTATGCCTATCTCTAAGCTCAGAATAATATCAGACTTTAGACAATAAAAAACTCAATTCAGCATTCTTAATATAAAATAGTAAAGACGCACATCTGAAATATATATTATATAATATACGATTGAAGGATGTATGAATAACGAATCTAAAAATATAGACATAGAGCTCAAAGATGAGTCCGGTCAAGTAGAAGCCGTCTTTAGCTTGTTCAATTCCCTCGATAGTGATGGGGATGTCGTAGTACCGGGCGCAGTAAAATCTGGATTTAAAAATGACCAAGTACCTATGGTATGGTCTCACAAGTGGGACATGCCTATTGGAAAAGGCACTATAACTCAAGATGACGATAAAGCAGTTTTCAAAGGTGAGTTCTTTATGGACACAGAGTCTGGTAAAGAAGCTTATAACCTAGTTAAGAATATGGGCGATATGCAACAATGGTCATTCGGCTATAAAGTTAACGATTCTGAATTCGAAAAATTTAAAGATAGCGAAGGAACAACCAACGCTAGATATCTCAAAGATTTAACAGTTTATGAAGTCTCTCCTGTTCTTGTTGGAGCAAACCAAGATACATACACACTTGCAATTAAATCCAATACTGAACTCTTGAAGGAAGTAGCAAAAGTTGCTGACCCGGAAGAAGAGTTTGAGGATGAGTGTTGTGGTTCTTGCGAAGGTAAGTCCGCAAAATATGGAGATGATAGTGAGGATATGAAGTCTTGTAAATACCACGATGGTGGCCCTTGTATGAAGGATGGTAAAAAATCCGACTCGGGACAAAAAGCCAAAGAGGATTGCAAGTATGGAAGTGGAGGAGAATGTATGAAAGAATACAACGACGAAAAGAAATCCGATGAGGATATAGAAGTTTCTGAGGAAGGCTCTCAGTCTTTCTCTGAAGAAGTCAAAGATGTGCTTGCTGCATTGGATGACTTAGTAGCCCGAGCAAAAGCAATAGCTATGCTTCGTGGTGAAGATGGGAGAAAATTAGGCGTTAAGGCCACCGAAGCACTTCGTGCAGTCGCAGACGACTTGAACGACGCTTGGACCGAAATAGATGAGTTCATCGGAAATGTCGGAACCGAGGGTGCTTTGGAGCTATCAGACCTAGACGAAGAACCTGTGGAAGATGAACCAGCTGAAACTGAAGAAGTAGCTGAGGCTTCAACTGATACTATTGATGTTGAAACAGAAGCTGAAGAAGTTACTGAGGAAGAAGCACCAGCAGAGGAACCTGCTGTTGAAGAACCAGAAGATGAAGCTGCTGAAGAAGAAACTCCAGAGGATAACACTGAATCGACTGATGACGAGGAATTTGACGCAGAGTGGGTAAGAGCTCAACAATTAATTGCTGAGTCTCTAGCCGAAGAAGTAGAAATAGAAGTATAAGCAATTATAGATTGGAGAAATCTAAGAATGAGTAATCAAAACGAACTCATGGATAAAATTGCTGCTAAAAGAGCAGAATTAAAATCTGTTTTTGAGTCAAACGAAGACGGCAAGTACTCCGCTGAACAAAAAGAGGAAATCAAGTCAAGAAATGACGAGCTTGCTGAATTAGTTGAAGACCTTAACATTGAGAAGAAAAAACTTCAAAATGAAAAAGCTCTTGAAGAAGATTCAAAACCAGTTGCAGAAATGCCTTTAGCTTCTAACGAAGCAGAAGTTAAAACTGTTGGGCAGCTTTTTACTGAATCCGACGCTTACAAAAATTATGTAGGTAGTGGTGTAAAAGGTGTTGACTCAAAAATTGAGACAAAAACAACTTTAACCACAACTGGTTATCCACCAGAGGTTTTAAGACAACCGGGGATTCTAGAATCAGCTCTTAGAGACCCAAATGCTGTTATATCATTATTTGATGTAATCAACACAGACCAAAACAGTTTCTCATATTTAGAAGAAACTACCTTCACAAACAATGCTGCTGAAGCAGCTGAAGGTTCTGCTGTTGGTGAAGCAGCTTTGGCTTTCACAGAGCAAACAGAAGCAATCCGTAAATTGGGTATATTTATCCCAGTTACTGATGAATTAATCGCAGACGAAGCTGGTATCCAAGGATACATTAACAGCAGACTTCAAACAATGATTCGTCTTCGTTTGGACAGCCAACTCCTTTCCGGAGATGGAACTGCTCCTAACTTAGAAGGTATCTTGGACGCTGGTAAATCATCAGTTGGAAGCACAGACTTTAGCTCCTATGCAGGAACTCTTGGTAAAATTGGTGCACTTTATGGTGCAATCACAGACATCAGAGTAAACGCATTCACAGAGCCAGACGCAATCATTATGCACCCTAATGACTGGAATGACATTGTCACATCAGTTGGTGCTGATTTCGCTGGAACTTCATCCGCTGGATATGCAGAAAAGTCACCACTTTTCGTAGCAGCTGGTGGAATGGGCGCTGGTCCAGCCGCTTCAATTTGGGGACTCAAAGTAGTTCCTACAACCGCAATTTCCGCAGGTACAGTACTTGTTGGTAAATTCGGTGGCGGTGAAGCTTGTAATGTTGTTATGAGACAAGGTATCGATTTAGCGGTAACAGATTCTCATAGTGATTATTTCACAAAGAACATGCTAGCTATCAGAGCTACAATGCGTGTTGGTTTCCCTGTTTACAGAGAAGCAGCTTTCCACAAACTAACAAATATGTAATATCTGTTAGTTGGATATTTGAAGAGAGCCGGGTAAAACCGGCTTTCTTCTTTTTATAAGGTAGAATACATTTATTATGTCAGATATTATTAAACCAGAGAAGACAATTTGGAAGATGAAGGATGGCTCCTTCTTCGAGGGTTCATTAGCAGAACTACCTAAATCTGGTGCTTCTAAAATTGCACAAGCAGGAAAAGAAGTATCTAAGAAATGGTTAAAAGAGCAAGGTTGGAAAGATTCTTCTGCAAAGAAGAAAGCTCCTGCAAAGAAAGCTCCTGCTAAAAAAGCAGCACCTAAGAAAAAAGTCGAAACCAAAGCTGTCAAACCAGCCGAAGATAAATAAAGGAGTCCTAAATGGCTCTTTGTAGCGCTAGTGACGTAGAGACCTTTCTAGAGATAGACTTAAGTACTACTGTTGAAAGCCACGTTACAAACACTTTTATACCTTATGTTGACGCAGCTATTAAGCGTTACTTGGGTTATGATATTGAACAAGCAACGTTTACAGAAACATTCGACGGCAACGAACAAAAAGATATTTTCTTAAGACACGTACCTATTGCGTCTATCACATCTGTTACTGAAGATGGTAGTACGCTTACCGAAGGCAATACTAAAGACTACGTATATTACGACAACGGAAGACTTAGTAGAATTGCAATCAGATGGTCTGGAATCAAACCTAAGAATGTTGTAGTTACTTATGTTGGTGGATATGCCTCATCTGATATACCAGACCAAATAAAATTTACAGCTGCTCGTGCTGCCGCAAGATTAGTAATGACTTCATTACAAGTCTCTGCTAAAGCAGATACAGGAGTAGTTCGTTCACACTTAGAAGACAATACATCAACAACAAACTTTGATGTAGCCATAACCGAGAGAGTAGGAGATTACGACGTAGCGTTTGGAGATGTAGTAATACAGAATTTACAACCTGTATTAAGCAACTCAGACATGGCTATGTTAAACCCGTTTAAGAGCAGATTTTTTGTATAATTAGACTATGGTACATAGAAAAGCTCCGTCTCTGGAAGAAGCTACAGAATTCTTCACAAAAGACCCAGACAAGATGTTGCAAGCGTGGGCTGATGAATGGGGTGTAACACACGAAAGAGTTCGTCAACTTAGAATACAATCTGGTGTGCCTCAACGTGGTGCTTACAATGAAGAAACCGCAGAAACTATTCTTGAAGTAATTAGAACAGGTCGTGGTGGTTTAACTACACCTAGAACTTATGAAGAAGTAACAATAGGTTTAGAAAAGTTTAAAACTTGGATGGAGGAAGAAGAAGGTTTACGTGAACGTGTAGAAGAAGCACAAAAGCAAGCTCTTAAAAGTTTAAAAGACCCGATTGAAAAAGAATGTAAGTATTGTAGAGAATGGAAACCGGTAGAAGATTTTAAAAGAACACAAAAGTATCTAGATGGTTTTACTAAGTTTTGTATTATGTGCCTAGATGTAATTAAACAGAAAAAAGAAGAACTTGGTGATGAAAAATTAAAATTATGTATTTCTTGCAGGAAAGAAAAGAAAACATCAGATTTCAGTAGAAATCCTAATTCAAAAGATGGTTTTAAAATATTTTGCAAAGATTGTCATAAGAATAATAAAAGAAAGATAAGAAGACGAAATGCCCAGATATGAACATCAGTGTATTATGCACCAATGTTACTTTGAGTTTGAAGTAACTTATTCTATACACGAAGACCCTTTAATCAAATGCCCTAAGTGTGAGTCTGATACTAAAAGACTTATTGGTAAGAATGTTATGTTTGAAACACCAATAGATGTAGATTGGGAGAAAGACCCAAGTAACTTAAGTGAGAAATCATTTAAACAATATGAAAAAGCAAAGAAGATAAAGTATAGATGGTAAAAGACGAAGGTACTGAAGAAATAATACAGGGAGCTAATAGATACTTTTTATCGTTCAATTCGTACTCTGTAAACCCAGACCCACTACATCAAAAAAGTTATGTTGTAAATCTCTATGTTCCTTTAAGAGAGCTTTCTTTTAACAGACCGGGTGTAAAACAGATTATACCTACACATCCAGACTGTAATGTTTTTGACATTGACAAAGAAGTAATAGAGAATGTAAAGCTATCTATAAAAGAAGAGTTCGGGGAGAAAGGTTACTTTCATTTAAAAAATCAAGGTATAACTATATATGCTGACGCAGTAGATATATCAGAAGGTGTAAACAGATGTGCTATAAAAATAACTGATGAAAAAACTCAAGGAATTATTGATGGTGCTAATTTATATAATATTATTCGTACTATGTCTAAAGAAGACTTGGGTAATAAGGTTTATGTAAATGTCAAAATAATTACAGGCCCAGAGCCAAAAGTTATACCAGAAATAATTACAAGTCTTGACACAAAGATAACTAACAAAGTAGATGTATCAATTGACGTTAAGGAACTCGACTGGCTAAAAAAAATAGTTGATAGTACTGAATACGTAGATAAAATTGATTTAGTAGATGTGCTTTGCTATATAAACCTATTTAGGAACAATATATACGATACAGACGCAACTAATCAACCAACTATCTCTTACTGGAATAAACAACAAGTTATTGATACATACAAGAGTGACCCAGATATATTTAAAGCTTTTATACCAATAATCAAAGACATACTGTATCTACACGATTTTATAAATACAAAAACAATAGAACTATGGCCATCAAAGTTAGGTAGCTTAGCAAGTTTAGGTCTAGCTTTACCTTACAAACAAAAAGCCTATGAGTTTCCAATGTTGGGTAAGAAAGAAGATTATAAGTTTCATGAAGCTATAACTTGTGTTTTACTTAATGGTTTTAGGTGCTTTGTAATATTCAATCTCGACAATCGTGCTCAGTGGTCAAAGGATTTTTCCAAGATAGTTAAGATTTACGAACAAGTCTGTGTAGATTTGTTAAACATAGTAAAAACATACAACAAAGAAACTGGATACAATCCTCACGTTCTAGGAAAGAACAATATGCTTTATAGCATTATTTATAAGGAAATGATGATGGGAGATATGCTTAACCAATTTTTATAACATCTTGTTGTAAAATGTAGCCATGGGTTTAAAGAGCAGACATTTACCAGAGACAATTTCAATTCAATCTGTTTCAGACACCAACGTAGACGAGAGAGGTTTACCTTCTGATTCTTGGGCAGATAGTGCTACAAGTGTTAGAGCTAAGTTTGAGTCATTAGGTGCTGAAGAGGATAGAGACGGACGTAATACTACTATTGAAACATTTAGAGTATATATACAACCAAATGTAACAGTAACTCCGGGAGATAGGATGAATAGGAATGGTACATATCACGAAATCATTACAGTTCAACCAGTATTAGATAGATATGGAAACGAGTGTTATAAATTTATTCAGTCTCTAGTAAGGACTTAATATGCCTAGCGACGGGATGGTCGAAGAATATATCAAAACCCAACAGGGTGATACGCTAGGTAGTGCTGCACGTAGATGGATAGATGGTAAATCATATAACGCCTTAACTAAAGGCAATAAGCCAAAAGGCAAGCAAACTAATACATTCCAAAACTTTTTATATAGATATGGTAAAACTTCTGGTACGTTGAAACAAATGCCGGGTGTCAGAAACCTAGGTGTAGTACAGAACTTTGCTAGTGCTCGTAACTTAATTTACCCAGCAGCTCGTATGATGGGTACTGGTAAGGCCTTAACTAAAGCACTAGAAACAGGAACACTTTCTCCATTAGCACAAAGAGCTAGCCGTGTAGGTGTTGGTAAATTATCTGGTTTAGCTATTAATGCAGTTGTAAGTCCTTTAAATCTTGGACCATTACCTTCTCGTGTTCTTCGTATAGGTATAGGTAAAGGACTGTCTGCTAATAGAAGATTTAGAAACTTTCAGAATAACGCTGTAGCTTTCGTTACTGGTAAGTTAAAAATAAATGGTGCAGCAGCTAATGCTCATGTCAAAAAACAATATAACGTACTACAAAAAGCACAGATGATGTTAGTTCAAACAGAAATGAATATTAGAGCTTTTGCACCAGATGTTGCTAGTGGTCAGTTCTTGTTAGGTATGACAGACGGCCCTGCTAAATATCAGAATCAAATTATAGATTTTGACAGAATGACAAGTAAATCAGAGTTTAACAAAATGGGTATAAAAAACTTAGCACCAGAAGATTCTAAATTTAAATACGAATTTAGAGATGTATTCGGATTTAGAAAACCGGGTCAATCTTATCTAGCTTTACAAAACTCTATTGTAAGAGAAGACTTTAAACCTACAATAGGTAAAGCTATAAATAAAGGAACTGAGGCTCATCCAGATTGGGATAAGGGCAGTTTCTTTGACGCAGAAATTAGAGTAGGTGGTAGCCCAGAGTTTCCATGGATATGGGCTGTAGAGTTTGGTGGAAATATACCTTACTATGTAAGGACTAATCACCCAGATAAAAAAGGTTTCGGTGGACAATATAGTGGTAGAAAAGAAGATAAATATATACCAAAAACTAAATATATACAACCTACATTCTTTGTTAGAAGAGCTATTGAAGTAGCAAGAAAACAATATAAGAAAGCATACAACCTAAGCAGTAAAGTAAATGTTGGTATGTCTAACTCTAAGAAATACTATTCTGAATGGCTAAGAATAGCAAAACAAAGAAATCAACAAACAGCTCTTAAGAAATACAAGCCAGACTATCTCAAGAATACAAGAACTAATGATTTCCTTAGTGAACGTTACATGCTTGATAGAGAATCTAGAGGACATAGTTTCTTGTCTCAAATGGAGCAAAGAATACCGGGACCAAGAATAGAATCAGCACATGGTTCTTTCTACAGTAAAGAATTAGCAGCAGAAATAGGTTTGAATGCAATACCAGAAGATATGAATATATCTATGACTGTACCATTAAGAAAGAACGATAATGCAAAGATTGTTTCACAAGCAGCCAAAATATTTATTGAATCTGGTGGCGGTAACTTAACTGAAGGTGGAGACAAGTACAAGAAAGTATTTAACAAGGTCGGAAACTATCTATCTAAGCAAGCTGAATACAAAAATGCTCCTAAGAGATTAATGAGTGATACAGAAAGATTTATTAAGATATTTAACAATATGAATATGGGAGAAGATACTGCTAGAGGTGCAAGACGTGCTGAGCTACTCAAAGAAATCTACAATCTATCTACAAAACAAGATGGTAATAAATTAATTATTAAAGCTAGAAAAAGAAGAAGCGATAAAGGTGGTTCAAGAAAAACAGGTAAGAGACCTTACGTTTCTAATCAAAGTTGGAAGAGTATTAAAGGAGAACAGTTTGCTAGAGATATTGCTGGCTCATTTGATGTTGACTCATTGTTCAACGACGCTCTTAACATGGATTTTGACTTTTAAGTGATATAATTTCCCAAATGGGTATAAAAGCAGTTGGCGTACAGCCAGACCAAAATGTTAACTTTCCGCCAGACGCGGAAGTAATTTTTCGTGAATGGGCGGTCAACACATCAATCATTACTAACGTTTGTAGCACAAGAGTAGCTACTAGATTACCGAGAAATGCTGATTTACCCTTTTTGACTTTCTTCGCTACTGGAGGAAGTTTAATAAGTAACACAAGTGACGCAGCGATAGCTGGTGTTGTTTTTCAAGTGAATTGTTACGCAGGTAGATGGGGTGGAGCTAGTACTTCACAACCAGACTATGCAACTGCTTATCAATTAGCAAATGCGGTATATGAAGCAGCTTTTAAAACAGGACAAACCAGAGTTGTGACTCCAACAACTAGCACAGCAGGTGTAATTGTTGGTTTTGAGATTAATTCAGCTCCAGAAAGAATAGAAGAGACTGAAACTGGATTGGGACATTATCAGCTATCATTAACTATGTATTATAGAGGAACTGGCTAATGGCTAAGAAAAAGAAAAAAGTAGAAGTAAAGATTAATCCTTTACTAAACAAGACTGTTGTTCGCGATACTGTGAGCGGAGTAGTGTTTAGTAGTGAATGGGTGGAAATAGACCCGGATATCTGGGAGCGCCTCAAAGTAAATAAATACAATCAAGGTGGAGAGCGCATTAACGTCTTGATTAGTAACGAGGAAGAACCAGATGACTATTCAGCAGAGGAAGACAATGAATCTGTTGAAGAGGTAGTGGAAGACTTCTTTATTGCTGAAGAAGAATAACCGGCAAAGCTGAAATCGACTTGAAAGAGTCGGCTGAGCTCAGCTGATAAGTATAAGTATAAGATAGTTAGGAGACATAAAATGTCATACAATACAAGCGGTACAATATCCGAAGTATTAATTGGTACAGGTGTTCTCTATTACAAAGATAGGACTACAAGTTCCTTAGCATTTCCGGGCGATAGCTCCGGTAACTGGGTAAACCCAACCGGAATGTCTGTTGCATGGGATGAAGTAGGATACTCAGAAGATGGCTGGACATTAGAAGTTGATAAAACTTTTGAAGATGTCATGGTCGCAGAAGAAGTAGACCCTATTAAAACTCTTAAATCAGCACAAGAAGTAAGACTTACTGGAGAGCTTTCACAAGCTGCACAGAATAAGTTACAAATAGCAATGGGTGGTGGTACAATCACAGAAGACGATACTACTAACTTCGCCGCTGGGTATGATGTATACCTACCTCCATTGTCTGATACTTTCACAGAGTACGCACTTGTGTTGCACACAGATGGACCTGCTGGTGCAGACAGACAGTTCCACATTCCTAGAGCAGTGAATGTTGGTTCTTTCGCAATGGCTCACCAAAAAGCTCCAGCAAAAGTTAGTTTGGCTACAGAATTTAAGGTTCTTGTACCAGACTCAACTTTAAATGTTGGTAGCTCTAGCGGTGCATACTACTTGTTCAGAGTTGTAGATAACACTAACGATTCAGACGAGTTAGATATTAACTAAAATAATTAGATTGGAGATATTAGAAAGTGGTTAAATTTAAAGACTTTGATAAGGCTTTGGAAGCCGACAAAGAACCTTTGCAGATTAAAGTAGCTGGAAAGACCTACGAGTTACCAGCTACTTTACCTGCAAGAACAGTGTTAGCTCAAATGAAATATGCTAACGAAGGTGATGTAATCCCTATGGACTTATTACCAGAATGGATTGGCTCATTAGTGGGCGAAGATGTTCTGAATGATATGTTAGACAATGGTATGACTTGGGAGCAAATGAATGATTTGCTTTCTTACTTACTAGAAGCATACGGATTATCAGCACAACCGGACGAAGAGGTTGAAGCTGAAGGGGAAGAAGAGGACTCCGAAGCCCCAAAATAAGTTGGTCCGTTCAAGATATACTTGAACTTTATGGGCCACTAGAAGCTGACTTTCTTCATTTATATAACATTGAGTCACCACTTGATGTTGAATGGTTTCGTTTTTTAAGATTAATTTCTTATATGCCGAACGAAAATTCAACATTCTATAACATCCTCCGTAGTCGTCAATTAGAGATGACTGAGGATGGGACATTAGTAAAGAAAGAAAAAGCAGATACACATAGGTTAAAAATGGCCCTTCGTAAACAACACAATAGAAATAAACCGAGACAAAGAGTGTCTCTTGATGAGATTATGGGCGATATAGGAGGAGCACGTGGCTAATAAGTCCGGTGGAGTAGCCCCTTTCCTCGTTGCGTTCAAAGTCGATATGGACGACGCTACCAATACGGCGGCGAAAGAAGCAAACAAACTAGCCTCTACTGTTATGGGTGCCTATGGTAAATTAGGTGGCCTTGCTGGTGCAGTTGGTACTACAGCATTAACAACATTAGCTGGATTAGCAACAACTATGGCTTTCACAGTTGGTGCAGCTTCTAAATTTGAAGATTCCTTTGCAGGTATTAGAAAAACTGTTGACGCTAGTGAAGCTGATTTTAAATCATTAGCTGTATCTGTCAGAACACTTGCAACTGAAATACCTATTGCAACTAGTCAATTAAATGCAATTGGCGAGCTTGGAGGTCAGTTAGGCATTGACGCAGGTGGACTTCCTACATTTATTGAAACTATATCTAAATTAGGAGTAGCAACTAGGTTATCTACTGAAACTGCTGCACTTGGTCTTGCAAGGATGAAAACTATTTTCCAACTTGCAGACGAAGATATATCTAAACTTGCTTCTTCATTAGTTGACTTAGGTAACAACTTCGCAGCTCTTGAAGATGAAATACTTTCTACATCATTACGATTAGCAGCAGGTGCTAAAGTAGCTGGAGCAACAGCCGCGGATACTTTAGCAATTGCTACTGCGTTACAAGCTGTTGGTGTTCAATCACAAGCAGGTGGTACTGCTGTCGCACGTGTATTCCAGCAATTAACTGTAGCCGTACAAGGAGGTACAGAACAGTTAAATGTATTTGCAAGAGTATCTGGAATATTACCAGAGCAGTTCAAAGAGTTAGCTGAAAATAACCCAGCTCAAGCTCTTAACGTATTCTTACAAGGTTTATCAAGATTAAGTGAAGAAGGCGGTAATGTTGTAGAGGTTCTTGACGCATTAGGACTAAAACAGCAGAGAACTATCCGTGCTTTGTTAGCTCTATCTGAGGCAGGAGACCTAGTTACTGAAACATTAGCTAGAGGTAATGCTGCTTTTGAAATTAACAATGCTCTTAACGAAGAGGCTGCTAAGAGATTCGAAACTTTGAAATCTCAAACAAAGTTAATGAAGAATGCCTTTACAGAACTTCGTATAGAAATAGGTAATACATTCTTACCACTTGCAAAAGCATTAACGCAAGCATTGACTGGTGTTGCTGTTGCAGCAGCAGATGATGAAAAGAGTGCTGAAGTAGGATTTAGTAAGATGTCTAACTCTATGAAAGTACTTACAGGTGGTTTCGTAGCATTAGGTCTTGCTATGGCTATGCCTATATTTAACTTCTTCAAGTTTATATCTATACAAGCAAAAGTAAATGCTTCTACAGCTAAATCTGCACAAGTACTTGCAGAAATGACAAGAGCAGAAATAAAACAACTTGCTTTAAGTGGTAAGAAAACACATGCTGCAAAATTAGCTAGAAAAATGATTGGTCAGCAGACTATGAGTTATATGAAGATGACTCAAGCTCTTAAAATGATGATGGGTCCTATCGGTATTGCTACAGCACTCATAGCAGGTTTTGGTATTGCAAATGCTAGAGCAAATAAGAACTCTGAAGCTTCAGCTAAACTATTTACTGAAACTGCTTCTGCATTCGTACCTTTACAGAATAAACTTCAACAAAAACAACAAGAATTTAATAGATTGCAAGAAGAAGGTTTTGCTCCAGAAGTATTACAAGTTTATCAAAAAGAATTAAATATTATCGAAAGCGAACTATCTGATATAAACAATGCTGGTATCAGAGCATTTATGAACATACCTAAATTCATGAAAGATATATCAGTTGAAGAGGCAGAAAAAGTATCTACTGCTTTTAGAGTCTTAGGTAATCAGTATGAAGCTTTAGGAGATATAACAAGAGACCCAATCGAAGTAGAAACAATACAAATATCTGGTACAGAAGTTGCTTTGACTGGTAGTACAGGAATGAGTAATTTAAGTTTTATTGAACAAACTATAGGAGCAGAAGGAGACTTAGCAGAACAATTATCTGAAGCTATAGGTGTAGAACTAGAAGTAGTACAAAATTTATTAGAAAAAGGTGACTTAACAGGATTGTTACAGCTTATTTCAGTAAAAGGATTAGATGACGCAAATGTTTTTCAAGAAGCAGGCGGTATTATAAATACTACTGTAGCAAATATTAATGGTGCATTTTCAGAGGCAGAAGCCGGTTCAGATAAATTTACAGAAGCACAAAAGAGACAATTATTTTTCTTAAAACAACAAACACCTGCTTTGTCAGAGCTAGGTAACAGAATGACAAATATTGATAAAGAACAAGAATTCTTAGCTGATAGTGCTCAAACATTAGTTGATAGATACAATGCTATGGCTAGTGAAACAGGTCATTCAACTATTACATTAGAACAATTTATTGCAAGCTCTACAACAGCTGATAGAGTTATTCAAACTTTATACGGAAGCACAGATACTGCAACTGATAGCAACAAAGCTTTTGCAGAAGCCATAGTAGAAGTTACACAATTTATTGGTGACCAAATAGATAAGATGAGAACTTTAGGTACAACCTTTAGTGACTTAAGTGATATTAAATTTATATCACCAGAAGATATCGTTGCAGGAACACAAGAAGTAGAAGATAGAATATCATTTATTACTAATGCTATCGGAATATTAGTTAGCCAAGGCCAAGTAGGTTTAGCTGCACAAGTAGCAAGTATCCAAGATACAGGTGAAGCATTTGGAACAGCTATTGCATTTTTACAAGGAATAGGTGACGCTTCATTAGCACCAGAGTTTTCAGAACTAAATCAAATGTTCATTGATAACACAGCAGAACTACAAGGAATACAAGGAACTAGTGAAGAGATTACTCAAGAAATTAGAGACCAAATATTTGAACAAACTGGTTTGAATAGTGTACAAGCTGTAAATGCTCAAATAAACATGGACAACCTACAACTAGTCAAAGCTGCAACTTCTGCAAGAGAAGAAGAACTTGCTGCTATGTTGTCAATGTTCAGAATGAACGAAGACATCAAAAAAAGAAAACGAGCTATTAGAGATACAGAAAAAGAAATAGCAGAATTACAACAAGATATTGTATTTGGTGACTTACAAATAAGTCTTCGTAAAAAAGAACAGTTAGAGGTTGATTTAGCAAGAGAAGCTGTATTAGAAGCAATAGATAAATTTGGTAAAGAAGGTGTAGTAACTGCTAGTGAAGAATTAGAACTATTACAAATGGGTCTCAATCTAGATAAGATGAGAGACAAGTTAAGTATGAAGATGACTGCACGTCAAAAGAAATCTTTACGAGACAAAGAAAAAGAAGTTAAGTTCTTAGAGTTAGCAGTAGAACAGGGAGTTGCTGAACAATTAGACTTAGACGCAGCTAGAGAAGAACTTGAAGAAATGCGTAACCCAATGTCTGAGGTTGAAAAGAAAATCTTAGACTTGCAAATCAAAGCAGCTGAAGCAGAACTAGCAGCTGCTGAATCCAGAGCAAAAGGTTTGTCTCCAGAAATTATTTCTGCTATTGAATCTTACAATGACCAATTAAAAGTACAGCCAGAAAGATATCAAAAGATTGCTGACGCTACTGATAAGTACAATTCAATGATTGCAGAAAATAATATTAAGATTGCACAAAATGGTATAGCGATAGACAAGTTAAGGCAAAAGTATCCAGACCTTAACAATATGTTTATGACCCTAGCTAAACAACTAGGAATACCAACAGGTTATGTACAAGAAGTATTAGTAGCAATGGAAACAGAGTTTGCAAACTATGTTGCATTCCAAGACCAAGCACTACAAAACTTTATGAACGGAACTTTAGCTACTGTAGACCACACTAAGAAAGTTATAAATGAAATATCTGAAGAACTTAGAAATCAAAATATATTTAACGGAATACAAATGTTTGCTAATCCTTATGTACCTAACACAGGACAAAGTGGTGTACAAGGAATAATTGGTCAAGGTGGATACTATACCGGTAGAAGAGTAGATATGAATAATTACACAGGTGGTAACGTTCCTATAGGTAGGTCATCACTTGTAGGTGAAAGAGGACCAGAAGTTATTATGTCAACACCGGGTGGTACATCAGTATTCTCTAATAAAACCGGAGCTGGTGTCGGAGGTGTTACAGTAGAGAATATGAATTTGAATATCACAGGATTACCAGCAGACCCAATCACAGCTAGAAAAGTTGCTATAAACATTAGAAGAGAATTAACAAAACTAGAAAAAGAAGGTAATGCAGGAACAGGACTTAGAAATAGATAATGTTATATTCACACGCAAATTTTCATATACACAAAGCTACTCACGATAATGAGTGGGTTGAATGGACTGAAGAAGAAGAATGAACAACTTAGCAGGTAGAGATTTAGAGCCATGCTTAGAGTGTGGAGATTATTTTTTTAAGATAAATTATGAAGTATGTGCGAGGTGTAGATAATGGCTAATGACCATCAAATCACAATAGGACATTTAAGTTTTACATCTCCTCAATCATTGTCTCATAGCTCAATGGACGGCAGTAGAGATTTAACTCTTAGCGGTGTTATAGCTCATACTAATGCTACTGGTTTAGATGTAGATGAAGCTAAGTATATTAGAGATGAATTAGAATCTATGGCTAACTATGGACACTTTCATCCATTTAGTTATACAGGTGATACCACACTTAAAGGTTATGTAAGAGTTAACTCTTCTGATGTTAGTGTAAATAGATATGGTGGTGCAGGTATTAGTTACAATATATCACTAGCATATTTAGGCAACCCCGGTGAAATACGTTTTGAGTCACAGTTCTCTGGAGCAATATTAGAAAACAACCACAGTATTAGTTCTTCAGATTCGCAGTTCTTTTCTCCACCAAGTGGTGCATTCTCAGTACACATACCAGCAGTTGGAACAGGTACTTCTCCTTCTGTTGAAGAAAGAATAGCTGAACATGGTACATCAACTACTACTATGCAGTTCTTCTCTGGTAGTAATATTAGAGACAACAATATAGAGTTTGAATGTAATCCGGATGATTATTTAAAAGGTGCAGTAAAGATATCTACAAACGGCAAAGTAAGAAATGGTTTATTAAGTCCTAACCTTAACGTTGACCAAGCAACTATAGAAAATGGATTAGTTAAATTTACTTTGACTAATAGCAATACACAATCAAGATTTACAGTTTCTCTTTGGGAGAATGACGACTATCGTAGCGTAAAAGAATTCGCAGTTAGTAAAGGTTCTTCCGAAACAGAATGGGATGGATGGAACACAGTACAAATAATTAAAAATTATGCTGAGTGTGGAACCTTAAGGTTTACTTCACAAGCAAATACTGATGGTAGTGGTAGGTTAACGTTTGATGTATCGTTACGAAGAGGCGCGAGATTTTTTAGTATCGTGATAAACTCTTATGGTACAGCCGATGAAATACATTTAGAGAGAACCACAGCAGAGGCTAGTACTGCTGGGACAGGTTATATAGTATCTTCAAGCAACGACTCTGAAGGAAACTATTTCATCTTGGGCTCTCCAACTACCTTTAGTACTGACTTGACTAATGGTGGGATACACCTTACGGGAACTCAGATGAAAGCTTTTCTAGGTTATGTTCTAGATGGCTCTTCAGCAGCTGGACAAAACACAGCAGATAATATGCGTGACGCATATCTGGACAGCATGTATGAGTACGTAAGGATAATTAAGTCATGAGTGTAAACGAAAAATTAATGGCTCCGGGTACATTTAATGTGTACCTTAATTTAGAGACAACACCTAATTCAGTTTTAAATACAATAACTCCTTGGGGTAATATTGTATTGACTTCTACTCGTGTAAATCCTACAGAATTTACTGACGCACAACTTAGAAATATGGCTAGGTATGTTGGTATTGTACAAAACCAAACAATTACAGAAGAAGGTATAGAAGTTGGTGGTATAGGTATTCTTGGATATCTAGGTGATACTGATTCAAGAGGAATGGTATTAGCTAGAAATGCAGGAGTTGGTGCTGTTAGGTCTTACAGTAGAGACACTTTAGACGATGTTTTAGATAGAAGTACATCAACACCTTATGGTATTTTACGAGGTGAAGACGCTACACAGAAAGCAGTAAGAAAAGGTACAGTTGTAGAAGTACAGTACGATGACACAGTTTTACTTTTAAATTACGAAGGTAGCAATGGAGATACAACTACTACTGATGGTTCTACATTTACATCTAATCAAGTTATAACTTTTAGTGGTACTGCGGATATATCTACAGACCAAGCAAAGTATGGTAATACAAGTCTTCACTTAACTACTGATGGTTTTGTTACTGTAGCAGATAGACCAGAGTTAGATTTAACTTATCAAGAATTTACAGTTGAGTGGTGGGAGTATAGAACTTCTTCAAGTGGTAATCCTACTGTTTGGGCAAGAAACAATGACACATACTCACCTTGGATATTTGGTAAAGCTGTTGATGGAAATAATAAAGCTTTTATTACTCACGATGGTAATGGGTATGGAACAGATGAAGATTTAAATATAGATATGGGTTCTATTGATTTAAACCAATGGAATCACTTTGCAATATCTCATAAAGGTGACCAGTTTAGAACTTTTAAAAATGGTGTAATACAACAAACCGATACAAGACCAGAATTATTTGTCAGAGTTAGTTCTGATTCTTTACAGATTGGTAAAGGACAAGACGGCAACTTCTTCGAAGGATATCTTGATGGAATGGTTATTACTAGAGGTAATGCAAAGTATTGGGACGCATTTACTCCTAGTACTTCTGCTCCTACAGCTACTACAGCTAACAAAACATACACAGGTAAGCATTACATGGAATCTGCTTACAAAGCTCTTAAAACAATTTGTACAACTCTAGACGCAGAATTTAAAATGCAGAATGACGGAACTATCGATGTAGGACCTCGTACTTCATTATTTACAGGTCACGAAGATAATGAACCTACTGGAATGATTGTAAGAAGATTGTCTGGTTTAGACGCAGGTGTAAAAGGTTATTCTGGAGCAGATTTAAAGACAGAGTTTAACGCAGAAGATTTTGTTAGTCGTGTTGAATTAATTGCTTCGCAGTATGGTAAAGAAATAAACTTAGGACAAGCAGACGCAAAAGATATACCTTATAAAGATTTACACGGAAATGAATTAGAAAGAATACAGATATTATCTGAGAACGAAGTACCAGACTCTATGCGTGATATTAGAGCAGAGGCATACTTAAATGAATACAACAAGGTTCAGAAAACATTATCTGTAGGACTAGAAGACTATGACCTATCTGGAGATATAGGCGTAGGTGATGTTATCTTTGTCTTCGACCCAGAAGTTGGTTTTGAAGATACACAGGCTGACGCAACATTAGAAAACAGAGATAGGCACGAGATAGCTTATCAAGGACAGATTTTAAATCCTATAAAGATTCGTGTTATGGGATTATCATTCCCTATCACAGACAGTATGGGTGTGTTTTATAGAGACAGTAACGGAAACTATACAGACTTAACTGATTATGTATCTTTCGAGTCTGGTATAACACAAGTAGAAGTTGGCTCTACAACTCCTAACATAAACGAAGACCTAAGAGCTTCAGCGGCAGTTATTGCTGTTGGAGGTACAAATGAGTTTACAGTACCAGACGCACCTACAAGTTTTGCTGCTGCTAGTGGTACTTATCAAGACGGAGCAGGTAGGCCTTTTGCTTTTGCTAAATTAACTTGGAACGAACCTACAAACACAGATGGCTCAAGAATTACTGATGGTAATATGTATCGCGTTAGATACAGACAAGTTACAGATGTTGACGGAAACAATCTTATTGATAGTAACGACAATCAAGTTACTGACTATGAGTATTTAACAGTAGAGTTTGGTACAACTGCTGTAGTTATAAAAGGTTTAGGACCAAATAACACTTATGAGTTTGGTGTTGCATGTATTGACAACTCTGGTTTCTCCGGAGGCTTTGCTGTTATTACTGCTTCACAAATGCCTGCTGACGCAACTATACCACCAGAACCTACTGCACCTACAGGAAGCTTTGGTTCTATTGCGTCTAGTGCAACTAAAGTTCAAATTACACATAAGCTAGGTGCTGCAAAAACTGTTGCTGGTGCAGTTATATCTAGCCCTACAAACTTTTCTTTACCTAGAGACATAGACCACTTAAATGTTTATCGTGGTACTACATCAAGCTTTACAATCAGTTCTACTAACTTTGTTGGTGAGATAGCAGCTAGAGCTGGTCACATTGACGGAAGTATTCCTGCAATAGGAACATTTGCTGCCTCAACAGCTGGTACTGCTTACTATAGAGTTACAGCAGTTGACGTAGCTGGTAATGAGTCAGACCCTTCTACCGCAGTATCAGTAACAGAAGAATTAATCTCTACAGCATTTATTGATGACGCAACAATTACCACAGCAAAGATTGGTGACTTAGCAGTTACAGACGCAAAGATAGATACACTTACTGCTGCAAAGATAACAGCAGGAACTATCAGTGGTAAAGAAATAATTATAGATACAGATAGTGCTACTGACCCATCAAACCCTGTACTAGGAACAATAAGGAGTAGCGGTTATGTAGCTGACAATGCTGGTTGGATAATTAAATCTGATGGCTCTGTTGAGTTTGAGTCTGGAAAATTTAGAGGAGATATAACAGGTGCAAGCGGAACATTCTCTGGAAACTTATCTGCTGCTGGAGGTACTTTTACAGGTAACTTAAATGCAAGTCAGATAAACGCAGGTACATTTAGTGCGGACATAATTAGTGGTGGAACAATAGATGGTTCAAGTATAAATCTAGGTAGCGGAACATTTACAGTAGATACTAACGGAGCTATGGTTGCTTCATCTGCAACTATTACAGGAAATATAAATGCTAATGCTGGAAGTATCGGTGGAACAAGTATAAATGCAAATACATTGGAAACTTCAAACTTTTCTAACACAGCAGGTTATCAATTAGATTCAACTGGTGCAACTTTTCATAATGTCACTATTACAGGTACATTGTCTGGTGCAAGCATTGACGGAACTATAGATGGAACAGTAAGGACTGCTTCTGGAAATACATACATCGAATTAGCTAGTGATAATGGAAGTACAATGTCATTTGTTAAAAGTGGTGGTGCCTTTGGAACTTTACAAGATAACAGTGGATTTTTTGCTTTACAAAGCGGTGTCAACGCAAGTGGTCTTGTCTTAAGCTCTGCTGTTGGGCCTACTAAAATAGTTACTAATGCGGGTCTAGATGTTGGAGGAAACATTGGAAACTCTAATATGGTACTTCTTGGTGGTAACAGTCCATTCTGGGGTAGCGTTCCTGCTAACGCTGGTGTAACTTCATTAACAAGTTTAAATTCAGCAATTGTATTAGGTAGTAACACCGGTGGTGTGACTATGAACTTTAACCCTAGCAACTTAGATGATACTCATGACCATGGAACTTCTAATGCTCCGGGTGGTAGTTATGATGGTGATAATCATGGTAACAACCACGGAGTAAACTTTAGTAATGTTTTAACTAACGCTACTCACTCTCATAATACATCAGCAGTAAACTCTTTAGCGACAGCAGCTTCATCAAGATTAAATTTAAGTAATAACTCTGGTGCTATATTAATAAATCACTTAGATACTGACCATCCTAACTTTGGTACTGGTAATGGTAACGGAAATGGTAATGGTAACTCAAACGTTTCAGCAAACCACACACACGACTATGCTGCTAACTCTCATGGACATGGTAGCTCATATTTATCTAACTCACACACTATTGGACACGCTGCACAAGGTGCAACAGCACATAATCACCCTTACTCTTCTAGCGGTCATGGTCACGGAAATACTTACGCAAGTTTTAGCCACTTTCATATAAACCCATTAACTCACGATTCAAGATTATTAAATATAAACGCTAATACTGTTCCGGGACTCAATGTAGTTAATAGATTAAATCCTGTTACTGCTAATTTCTCTGCTGCTTATTTAGAAAGAGCAAAGGCAAAACAAGGTGGAATTGATGAATTAGACGGAGTAACTTATAGGCTTACACAACAAGATGTTAAACAAGCACTTACAGACGAAGGCTTAGACCCGTCTACAATAGCAATGATTATTGAAGATGTTACTTATGCTAAGAATGATAAGCCGGGATTAGACGAAGACGAACCTATGAAAGGTTTAATGGACGGAGAGATAGACGCAATTTTAGTACAAGCAATCAAAGATTTATCTGCTAAGATAGATTTACTAGAAGATAGAATAACAACCTTGGAGGGTTAATGTCGATTACATATACTATATTCGATGACTCAGTTGAAGAACCTATAGAAATTAGAGTTCAGATGATGAGAGACGAAATAGAGTCACTTGAAAAAGCACACTACGAAATGGTTAATGGAGATATTGATTATACTGATGATGAGATAGCTGCTATGGAAACTACTATTACTGAAAAAGTTTCTGGGTACAATACTCTTTGTCAATCATTACCAACAGACCATGAGTGGTATCAAGCACCATAAATAAATGAAATTTAGCTTGGGAGGCAAGCAATTCATTGAATTTGCTACAGATGTGGAGGGACTCGAACAGGTAGCTCCAGTACAAAAATCTACACACTTTACACCTAGATGGTTTAAAGATATGAAAGATTATATACCACAAGAACCTACACCGGATGGAAGTGTTCCCGGTAGGTATGGTAAATCAGAAGAGACAGCTAAGAAGTGGTCTGGTGGAACTGTGAAACGTTGTCCTGCAATAATAGACTTGATTACAGAGGGATTTATTATACCAATGTGGTGTGACTTTTTATTACAGAGAGATAATCAAGTACTTGAATGGGACAATAAAAACTTTCCTTATGGTATTGAGTTTCATGGTAATTCACAAATACACAATTGGAAACTAAAGAAGAATGATTTTAGAGAAGGTGTAAAGTTTAATAATCCTTGGAGAATATATACACCACCCGGATATTCAGTAATGTTTATGGCTCCTTACTATCAATTTGAACAAAGGTTTACAGTATTGCCGGGAATAGTAGAAACAGACAGTTATCATCACGTAAATTTTCCTACAATAATTCACACAAAGAAAGATACAATTATAGAAAGAGGTACACCATTTATGCAGGTTATACCTTTCAAGAGAGACAATTGGAATCTTGATGTGTCAACAATGACACCAGAACAAGTTAAAAAAGATACAGCACAAAAGTTAGAATTATCTACAAAATTCAAGAACTCATATAGAAACATAACCCGAAGATTAACTTCCTAATAGTATCATAGATTCTAGGGAGAATCATGAGCGAAGAAACACCTAAGCCTAAAAAGGACACATTTGAATATAAATTACTATCTCACGGGGACAAACTTTCTATGGTTTTAGAAGGTATGTTTAATATGGAGCAAGCTTTGTTTCAACACAATATGAATCGACTTGCTGAAAATCATTCTGATTATGATGAATGGGTATCTACCGATAAAGATATTAAAAAAGAGATTATGAGACTCAGATATGTATATGAAAAAATGGGAGGGAACTGGGAAAATACTCAAGAGTATGATGAGTATGGAGAACCAGTCTAATGGCCCAAACTGACCATACTCATACTACGGAGGAGATGGCGACCAGTACGTCGTATACGTACACCTTTCAAGGCTTCCAAACTGAAAACTATACAACTAAGATACAATCTTACCAAGACATACTTTACCTAGATGGTAAATCTGTAATATCTGATGGTGCTTTATCTTTAGGTACTTCAACAAACAATCCTGTATATTTAGGTGCAGATTCTACTGCATATATAAAGCTTGAAACAGATGGTACTCTCAATATACTATCTGGTAAATTATCTATCAATAGTGATACAGGTTCAGTAGGACAAGTATTATCTACAGATGGAAATGGTAATCTATCTTGGCTTACAGTAGATTACACACAATTTGCTTTTTCTAATATAGCTGTATCTGGAGAAACAACAGTACAAGCTAGTTCTACAAGTGATACCTTAACTTTTGCTGAAGGTTCTGGTATAAATATTACAACATCGGGTAGTACAGTAACTATTGCTAGTGATACTTCTGCACATAATGCCTTTAAATATATAGCACCACTAGATGGAGCGGGTTCAACTTCTGGTAGTCAGATAGAAGCAGATAGCCAAAGTGATACACTTACTTTTGTTGCTGGTTCTGGTATGACACTTACCTTTGATGAAAACAACGATAAGATTACTTTTGCAGCTACTCAAACAGGTGACGCTAACCAAAATGCTTTTTCTTCTATTAGTGTTAGTGGTCAATCAACATTAGGTGCAGCTCAAGCTAGTGAGACAGTAACATTTGACTCTTCTACTGATAGAAATGAGCTAGATATAACAACTGACACAGCAAACAAAAAAGTTACCTTCAAAGCTAAATTACCAAGAACTTTAAGTATGAGTGGTAGAATACCAACAAGGCTTAGTGACGGAAGTATATCTGGAATGCCTCTTAAAAACCACTTCTTTAACCAAACTGTTAGCGGTGTAAATGTTAGTGGTGGAGGTTCATCAGTAGGTTTTAGTGCAAGAGCAGTAGTCTGTAAAGAAGCAGATGGTACTACTCATAAATTAACTATGCCTGCGTCCGGTGACAATAGCTTATTATTTACTGTAGGTACAGATTCTTCCGGAACTTCACTTGGAACACTAGAAGTAGACATGACAGAAAGTAATTTATAATGGCCGCAAAAAGTCCAATAAGGTACGTTTTTGACAATAGCGGTAACGTTGTTGAGTTCTCCGAGTTTCAAGCAGCAGACTTCATTGCAATAAGTGATGGTGGTACAGGTGCTGTAACCGCTTCCGCTGCAAGAACTGCTCTTGGACTAGAGATAGGTGTAGATGTTCAAGGATATGACGCTGAACTACAAGCTCTATCTGGATTAACACCAACAGACGGAAACTTTATTGTTGGTAATGGAACTACATTTGTAAACGAATCTGGCTCAACAGCAAGAGATTCTTTAGGATTAGGTACATCAGACTCAGTACAATTCAATACAATACTTACATCTAACTTAACTGTTAGTGGTCCTTCTATTGCATTAGAGGGAGCAACAGATGACGCTTTTGAAACTACACTTGCTGTAACTGACCCTACTGCTGACAGAACAATAACTTTTCCAGACTCATCCGGTACAGTAGCTTTATTATCTGACGTACAAGCTTCTGACACATTAGCAGAAATGGGTGATGTTACTTTCTCTAGTTTGGCTAATGGAGACTTTTTAAGATATGACGGCTCTGGTTGGATAAATGACCCTGTTAACTTATCTACAGATACTATTGGTGATTATGTACAAAACTTAGTAGCTGGTACTGGTATAAGTGTCAGCGTTACTTCTGGAGAAGGACAAACACCTACAGTTGCTTTATCAGCAGGTTTAAATGATTTATCAGACGTTACTTTAACTTCTACTGCTACAGGAGACATTCTTAGATACAATGGTTCAGCATTTATAAATGAACCACTTAACTTAGGAACAGATACTGAAGGTGCATACGTTGCAAGTCTTGTTGCTGGTACAGGTATTGACTTAGCAAATAATACAGGTGAAACAGCAACACCAACTATTACAGTTGACTTAGGTGACTTTGATACAGACAGCTTATCTGAAGGTTCAACTAATTTATATTTTACTGCTGAAAGAGTTGATGACAGGGTCGCTGCATTATTAGTAGATTCTACATCAAGCGGAATAGATATAAGCTATGACGACAACAATAACCAACTAACTTTAACTGTAGATTTACCAGAAGTAGAAGACGCATTAGAGGATATAGTAAACGGCCTTATCGTTGGTGGAACAGGTATAACATCTACTTATGATGATACTGCTGGAACTTTAACTTTAACAATACCTCAAGAAGTAGGAACAACAAGCGATGTAACCTTTAATCAAGTTACTGCTGACTTAGTTGGTAATGTTACAGGTAACGTTACAGGAAATGTTACTGGTACTGTATCCTCAATAACAAATCACGACACAGATTCTTTAACAGAAGGCTCAACTAACTTATACTTTACCAATGCAAGAGCAAGAGGTGCGGTATCAGCTACTGATTCTGGAGGAGATGGTTCTTTTAGTTACGATAGCTCTACAGGTGCATTCACATACACAGGACCATCTGCTTCAGAAGTCAGAGCTCATATAACAGGCGGTACAGGTGTAACAATATCATCTGGTGAAATCGCAATAGGTCAGTCAGTTGGAACTACTGACAATGTTACTTTCAATAATATAGACGCAGACGGAAATGTAGTAATTGACGGAAACTTAACTGTATCTGGTACAACTACAACTGTTAACACAGAAACTATTAATCTTGCTGACAATGTTATAACTCTTAACTCTAACGCTACAGGTTCAGCTTCACAAAATGGTGGACTTGAGATAGAAAGAGGAGATGATAGTAATAAGACTTTCCTTTGGAACGAAACAGATGATAAATGGACTGTTGGTTCTGAGACATTCGTAGCTGGGACTTTTGAAGGAGCCTTGACTGGAAATGTCACAGGAACTGTGTCAAGCATTAGTAATCACGACACTGATAGCTTAAGTGAAGGCTCCACCAACCTTTACTATACAGACGCTAGAGTTTCTACTTACTTAACAGGTGGAACAGGTATAACAGAATCTTCTGGAACACTCAGCATAGACTTCTCTGAGTTTGATACAGATAACATGACTGAAGGCTCTACAAATCTTTACCATACTGCTGCAAGAGCAAGAGTTGCTTTATCTGGAAGCACAGGTATAACTTATGACAATAGCACAGGTGCTATATCTATTGACGGAACAGTAGTAACAGAAACTTCTACTGATACGTTAACTAATAAAACAATTAACTTTGAAAACAACACAGCAATAATTGAATACGCTGTAACAGTATCTAATGCTTCTGGTGGTAACAAGTTTTACTTAGACGGACAACTAGCAAGTACTGTACAGCTTATACCGGGCGTTACTTATAGATTTGATACATCAGATTCATCAACATCTGGTCATCCATTTGCTTTATCAGAAACTAAAGACGGAACTCATAATAGCGGTAGTGCTTATACAACAGGCGTAACTACTAATGGCTCACAAGGTTCAAGCGGTGCTTATACACAAATAGTTGTAGATGGTATGACACCTAACTTGTACTACTACTGTACAGCACACTCTGGTATGGGTAATGACGGAATGCTTCGTGTCAAGACACAAGATACTGATGATGTATCAGAGGGTTCTAATAACTTATACTATACAGACGCAAGAGCACAAGCTGCAATTACAGGTAGCACAGGAATAAATGTTTCTTCCGGTGCTGTATCCATAGACAGTACTGTTGTTACTGAAACCTCTACAGATACTCTTACAAACAAAACAATAAACTTTGAAAATAATACTGCAATAGTAGAGTTTGCAGTCACAGTAGCTAATCCGGGTTCTGGTAATAAATATTATTTAGATGGTGAACTAAACGCAAGCATTCAATTGATTCCGGGTATAACTTATAGATTTGATACCTCAGATAGCTCTGTGTCTGGACACCCATTATTACTATCAACAACTAAGAATGGTACACATGGTTCTGGTAGCAACTATACAACTGGTGTAACAACTAATGGAACTCCGGGTAGCTCTGGAGCTTATACTCAAATTGTTGTTAACGCAGCAACTGCTGATACTCTTTATTACTACTGTCAACATCACTCTGGAATGGGTGGAGACTCAGTTATTTCTGTTGCAGGTTCTAGTTTATCTGCAAGCACTACTGATAACTTAACAGAAGGTAGCTCTAACCTTTACTACACAGACGCAAGGGCTAGAGGTGCAGTTTCTGTTACAGATAGTGGTGGCGATGGCTCATTAGCATATAACTCATCAACAGGAGTATTTACATATACAGGTCCTAGTGCTTCTGAAGTAAGAGCACACATTACCGCAGGAACAGGTGTTACAATATCTTCTGGAGAAGTTGCTATTGGACAGGCTGTAGGAACAACTAGCAATGTAACTTTCAACGACTTAATAGTTAGTGGTAACTTAACTGTTAGTGGAACTACAACAACAGTAAATACTGAAACAATAAATCTTGCTGATAATCTTATTACCTTAAATTCTAACGCTACTGGTTCTGCTTCCGAAAACGGCGGTATAGAAATAGAGCGTGGTGACGATAGCAACAAAACTTTAATTTGGAATGAAACTGATGATAAGTGGACAATAGGTTCGGAAACATTTGTAGCAGGGACTGTAGAAGCAGCGTTGACTGGAAATGTTACAGGTAATGTAACCGGTACTGTATCAAGTATTTCTAACCACGATACAGATAGTTTGTCAGAAGGTTCTTCAAATCTGTACTATACAGATACAAGATTTGATACAAGACTTGGTACAAAAGATACAGATGACCTTTCAGAAGGTAGCACAAATCTTTATTACACAGACGCTAGAGCTCAAGCAGTATCTATAAACAATGTTGTAGAAGATACAACACCACAACTTGGTGGTAACTTAGATTTAAATTCAAGTGATATTACAGGTACAGGAAATATTGATACAACTGGTGATATTACAATAACATCCACTGCTGATACTTCAGCTGCTGGACCTATCATTAACTTAGTAAGAGATAGCGCTTCTCCTGCTGACGCAGATTACTTAGGTCAAATTAAATTTAAAGGTGATGATGATGGCGGAGCTTCTACTGTCTACGCTAAGATAACTGGTAAAATTGACGACGCTTCTGCTGGTACAGAAGATGGTCTTATTGAATTTGCTACAATAAAAGCTGGTTCAAGCAATATAGCTGCAAGATTAAAAACTACAAACTTTCAATTATTAAATGGTACAGGATTAGAAGTTGCTGGTAACACAACACTATCCGGAACTCTTAATACACATACAGTTCCTAGCGGTACAGGAACAATAGCTCTAACTTCAGATATACCTAGTGACACAGGTAGCTTGAGTGAAGGAAGTAATCTATATTATACAAACGCTAGAGCAGACGCAAGAATAGCTCTAGCTAACTTACAAGACTTAGCTAATGTAGGATTCTCTGCACCGGGCTCTTCTGAAAATCAGAAAGTTGTTTCTTGGGATAACAGTGCTGGAGAATTTGTATTGTCTTCAGTATCTGGTCTATCTGGTTCTGGTGAAACTAACACAGCTTCTAATCAAGGAACTGCTGGTGTTGGTGTCTTCTATCAAAAGAGTGGTGAAGATTTACAGTTTAAGAATATCAATGCTGGCTCTGCAAAGATTACAGTTACTGATGATACTTCTAACAATGAAATAGACATAAACTTAGGTACTGTATCAATTGATGATTTAAGTGATGTTGATACTACAACTAATGCACCATCTAGTGGTCAAGCTCTTAAATGGGATGGCTCTAACTTCGTTCCGGGTGACGCTAGCTCTAATGTATCACAACTAAACGATGTTACTCTATCTTCTTTGGCTACCGGAGAGTTATTGCAATACAATGGTAGCGCTTGGGTAAATGCAACACTAGATACTTCAGATGTAAGTGAACATTCATCAAATCTTTATTACACAGACGCACGAGTTCAATCTTACTTAAGTGGTGGAACTGGTGTAACAATGTCTGGCTCTGGTGAGTTCAGTATTGGACAGGCAGTAGCAACTACAAGCAATGTTACATTCAATGACTTAATAGTATCTGGTAACCTTACAGTTTCTGGTACTACAACTACTGTCAATACAGAAACAATCAACTTAGCTGATAATGTAATCGTTCTTAATTCCAATGCAACTGGCTCTGCTTCAGAGAATGGTGGTATTGAAATTGAGAGAGGTGATGACGCTAATAAGACACTTATATGGAACGAAAGCACAGATAAGTGGACAGTTGGCTCAGAGACTTTTGTAGCTGGTACATTTGAAGGTAATGCTACAGGTATCACTACAGCAGCTATTACAGCACTAACAGAAGATACTTCCCCAGCAGAAACAGACTTAATAGTTGTTTATGACGGAAGTGCTGGCTCTTTGAAAAAGGTACAGAAATCAAACTTCGCAGCTTCTGCAACATTTAGTGTTAATGATGAAATGCCTCTTACACTTGCAGACGCAAGTTCAGACCCAATAGAATTTACAAATGTTGGTACATCTGGTACAGATATAGACTTAGTTCTTGCTGATGGTACTGCCGACCCAATAACCATTACAAGTACTTCAAACTCTGCAACAGTATTTAGAGATAAAGATAATGATACAAAGATTATGGTTGAAGAGTCTACTGATGAAGATATTATCAGAATGGATACAGCAGGTACTGAGAGAGTCACAATTGACGCTTCTGGTGTCCTAGACATAGCCTCAGCGAAATTAGAAATAGCAGGTGCAGCAGGTAGTGCTAATCAAGTAGTTCAAACAGATGGCTCTGGAACAATAAGTTGGGGTTCAGCAGGTATTACAGAATACGACCAATGGCAATTGGTCAACAGTACAAGCCCAAATACAAATGGAGATTTATCTGGAACTTGGTCAAGATTTAACCATAAAGGTGCTACATATATTGGTACAGGTATGTCAGTTAGCTCGGGTGTATTTACATTCCCAAGTACAGGAAAATGGGAAGTACTTTTTTCAGCTAGAATAGCTAATACCGGTTCTGATGACCAACTAAATATTGACACTATGTTTACTGATGATAATAGTTCATACGACGCAGTTGCCATAGCAGGTGGTGGTCAAGGAAGCGCAGGAAGAAATACAAGCACATCTTTTATATTGTTAGATATAACTGACACTTCTCTATGTAAAGTAAAATTCACAGTTGCAAGTGCTAGTGCAAACAACTATGTGTTTGGAAACAATAATCCTTCCGATACATCATCTGGAAAACCACAGACTTATGCAATATTTAAGAGAATAGGAGATACATAATGCAACATCTACACAAAAACATTGATGACGAAGGTTTAGACTATAATAATGCTAGTGGGAGAACTTTACAGGAAATGGTGGATTCTGAGTTCGACCCAGAAAATTACTTTAAAGTAGAAGGAACTAATAATGCCTAATAGACAACACTTAATTAGAGTATCTACCGATAGCGGTGGCGACAGTAATGGATTAGCTGAATTCGCAGCAGGTTCTACAGAAGGTGGACCATTAATCCCTGCATATACAACTACAGAAAGAGGTAACATTGCCTCACCTGCTAGTGGTATGGTTATATACAATAGTACAGATTCACGACTTCAAGTTTATACAGGGTCTAGCTGGCAAGTTCTAGAACAAGGTGATGTTACAGGTGTAACCACAGCAGCAACTTCTGGTCTTAATGGAGGTGCTGATTCTGGTGCTGTAACACTAGTAATAGACGCAACAAGACTTACAGACGGAACATCAATAGATGTAGACGAAGATAACGATTTAGTAATGTTATACGACAATTCCGCTTCAGCTATGGTAAAAGTGAAAGCACAACAACTTCACACTACCGAAGCTTTACAGTGGATGGGACTATAGGAGAGATAAATGGCGGTATATACAGCAGCAGAGTTAAAAGAAGTAACTGCACTTACGACATCTGAAGCAGAAGTTTTCAGTAATTCTAATAAGTGCATTATTAAACAAATAATGCTAGCGAACTATACAGCAACTGACAGAACAGTAGAAATCAAGGTAATTCCTTCTGGGGATTCAACTGGTGACCAACATATTATTTTTGGTGACATAACTGTTCAAGCAAACACAACTACAGTTATTGACTTAGCTATGGTTATACCTGCTTCTGCTTCAGTAGCTGCTAAATGTTCAGCAGCAACATCTGTAAATATACATGTTTCCGGCGTAGAGGTAACCTAATGTCTGACATACAGATACCAGAGCCAGTCTTTTTGGACAGGCTTGGTGGTGATGAAATATATGGTTTTGGACAAGATGGAAATGTTACCTTAACATCTAATACAACTCTTAGTCGAGACATGTATTACAACAATCTAACAATAAACTCTGGTGTTACATTAGATACAAATGGTTATCGTGTCTTTGTAGCTGGTACATTAGCTTTTGCAGATTCAACTTCTAAGATTGGTAGATTTTCAAATAAAACAACAGCAGGAACTCTTAAAGGTGGTTTCGCTAAAGGTGTTGCCGCTACAGATACTTTAGGTGGTAAGTCTGGTGCTCAAACCAACTCAGCACATGACGCTAATCAATTCTTTGAAGGTGAAAACGAAATGTTTAACCTATCTGTTGCTATAGCAGGACACGCTATTGACGCTGATACAGGTAACTATAAATTCGTAGGCGGAGGTTCTGGAGGGGCTGACGGAACTACTAATGCAGCTTCTGCTGGAGCAGATGGAGGAGACTCTAACTGGGCTGACTACCAAGTAGTTGGAGCAGACGGAGGTAAAGGTGCTACAGGAAATGCAGCGACAGCGGGTACAGGAGCAGTTGGAGGTGGAGTAGTTATAGTTTTAGCAAAGACTGTTACTGGTGACGGAACAGTAAGAGCTGATGGTGATGACTCTACAGCTGGTTCAGACGGCAATGCTGGTGCTCCAGCTCCAGACGCTTCTACACCGGGAAACTCAGTTCCGGGTAATACAAATACTCATCCGGGAAATAACTATTCCTATGGTTATAGTTATGGATACTCTTATGGCTATAGCTATCCGGGTAATACAAACACACATCCGGGAAATAATTATTCTTATAGTGGTTCTAATCCTCATACACATTATCACTGGCACCCAGTTTATTTAAATAACTATTCAACAGGTTCTTATCATTATCATTACAATCACTGGCACCCATATACAAACTATGGGTCCAACCCAACGAACTATGGTTCTAATCCAACTAACTATGGTGCAAACTATGGAGCAAACTATGGTGCTAACTATGGTTCAAACCCAACTAACTATGGTACAAATCCTACTACAACAAACCCTACTGTCTATCATCCGGGTGGAGCTGGAGGAGCTGGGGGAACAGCTACTTCCGGTTACAACGCGGGTGGAGGAACAGTTGTATTTGTAACAGGAACTAAACCATTACCATCTGGATTGACACTTGCTGCTGCCGCTGGAACTTCTGGAACAGGAACAGCTGGAGCAGGAACTGTTGTAACAGTATACAATATAGACGCAGACGACACGGACCCGGGAGCTTAATATGCCTATAACAGAATACGGAGATGGAGCAATACCATCAGACTTTGAAAGTTTCGACGTAATACCAGACTCAGTTTATGGTTCTGGTATGGATGGAAACGTACAGATAACATCTAACACAACTCTTGCTAGAGATATGTTTTACAATAACCTAACTATTGACCCCGGTATTGTTTTGAATACAGCAGGATACAGAGTATTTGTAAGAAATACTTTAGCTATGGCTGCAACTTCATCAAACCAAGGTGATACAAAAATTGGTAGAGTTGGTGGCGTTTCAACTACCGGTACTTTAAAACCCGGAGGTCTTGCGGCCGTCACCAATTCTCTTGGAGGAAATGGTAACGGATATACTGCTACTGCACCAGACGAAGGTGCTGAATATTTCAATCATCCAGACTTAGCTGTACAAGGCGTTGTCGTCCACGCTGGACAAACCACACCAGACCCACTAATGGGCGGAGCAGGAGACTCTGTCAATTATGGTGGAGGAGTTGTTGTAGTATGTGCTAGGAAAATACAGGGATACGGAACAATAGAAGCTAGTGGTGAAACAACTACTGGTGGTGGAGTTATATTTATAGTTTCACAAGATATTCCACTAACAGGCGTAGTAACAGACGTAACAGGTTACGCCGCAGGTACAGTCAAAACATTTAAGGTTTAACATGGCTACTGTAAGAATTTATTACAGTCGAGCTGACAACAATCAATCAGACTATGACCTATATTGGTTTGGAGACGACCCTCAGAAAATAGACCATAGCAATTTTAATGTTAACTTTCATCATAGAACTAAAGTGTCATTTGGTAGTAATGACTATGTTGAAATAGATACTGGTGATGAAAAAGTTATTTCTTGGTATATAAAAAGAAAAGATGGGGTTTACGACTATAACGGAGAATATACTAACTATGGACCTTTAACTTATGGACCTACTTGGACATGGTCTTGGGAAATAGGATATCAATGGAAAATAGATTTAAATATTACACCTCAATCTAATTTTTATGTAAACAATACAACTCCTTATGTTTACAAAGACGATACATATACAGACATACTTGCTAACGCTATATCATTCGTAGGTGAGGAAGATTTAGAAGCAGATGGTGATAATGATGTTCCTGTAGAAGATGATAAGTTAAGAATATTTTATGATTTATCAAATTACAAAGATGTTGACATACCAGACGATGAAGTGTGGTTTACAAAATGGGAACCATACTCTCAATGGTACAAAACAACGATAAACAGAATTCAACTGTTATACTTATTAAACAAATCTTATTTAGTAGGAGAAAATGATATGGATTTATCAATAGACGCTGACGCATTACAAGTAGAGAAAGATGACGCAAAACAAATGCTTGAAAAAGCGGTTGCTAACTGTCTCTATAAACTTGGTGAAGATATTGCTGCATTTGATGAAGACGCTTTTCTAGCTGATGTTGACGCATATAAAGCTACAAAGAGTTCTACATTAGAAGCAACAATTGATTACTTAGAAACAACACTAACGTCGCTACAAGCTTTAGCATAATCATATAGGGAGGATATATGCGAACCATATTCTACATTCCCGAAGGGGAAGATGTAGAAAACTACAAGGAAGAATGGTATGAAAAAACTAGTGAAGTACATACCGGAATATCAAAAAATATAGAACAATATATTGATGACCCTTCTGTAGCTCAGTTCGTAAACATACCAGAATTTAAACACATGCTAGCTCCAATTAATGCTAGTAATAGCGAATACTTCCAAGTAGGTTATGTTGATGATTTTGCAGATAGAGATAACTTACCGCAATACATTGTAGAAGTATGGAGTAAAAATTTAGATAATCCTAGTGACCCACAAGATAAAGTAGACAACTGGATTATGCAATTTGATTTAGGAGCTAATTTCTTTCATACTGACCATGTCCGTTTAGATGTAGGTTGGTATGACTTAGTCGTAATGAATGAAGATAAAGAAATAGATACTCACGAAATATCTGTATATGAAAGTTATGAAGAAGAATAATTTATGGAAAAAGGTAGAGCCTAAACAAGTAGTCACAGGAGTTATATCTTGGGAGAACTGTTTAGAAATACCAGATGGAATTATTGATTTAATGAATCAAGATGTAGATAACTGGATTCCTAAAATTACAGATGAAATGATTGAAGAGAATGATTCATACATTACTGTCAAGAATGCAAACGGGCCTATAAGATTTAATCCAGAACTAGAATTTACAACTGATGAAGCTAAAACATTTTTTAAACAAGTACAAAAGAATGCGCTAGATAAAATAGCTAGTTATTGTGATATGTTTCCCGATGTAGCTAAAGAAATAAACTGGATGGAGAACTGGCAATACATAACTTACAGACCACCTAAACACATGACATATCATAGTGATAATCATTCTGTTAGAAACCCTAAGACAGGAGAACATTACTTAAATCCTTACTTTAGAAGAATTACTGCTTTGACTTATTTGAATGATGACTTCAATGGTGGGGCTTTAGATTTTAGATATTTTGATGAAAAACCATATAAACCTCCAGCAGGAAGTGTAGTTATTATGCCTAGCTCTTATGTTTATTCACACGGGACAACACCATTACTTAATGGTAGAAAAGCGGCTTTCTTAGTATCCTGTGCAAGCCATTACGATGTTGCTAGTATTAAAGAAGATGGAGATTTAATTGAAGCTAAGAGGAGAGAAATAGTATGAATAAGTCAATGGGTGTAGTAGAGATATATGAAGATTTCTTTACTGGTACTCAAGCTGAAGACATAATTAAAGCAGCTGAAGCAATAGATAAAGCTAATGTAGATTTTGGTTTTGAAGACGCAACTATTGGTAAAGGACATAAAGGTGGAGAAGTAAGAAGTAACCTCTTAATGTCTCTATCTGCAATTGCACAATATCCTAATGAAGGTAGGTCTTTTAGAGAAGCTATCAAAAATGGTACAGACAATCATATACATGATATTAAAAATATATGTGATTTGATTCAAAGAAGATTACAGGATTATGTTAATGACTACACTAAAAGATACGAGTTTCCTATATTGTTTGACGAGGGTTATCAGTTATTAAAATATAGAGGTGGACAGCAATACAAAGGTCATTCTGATTATGCACCGCATATACCTAGATACCTCTCAGCATTGATACTTTTAAATCCACAGGATTATGAAGGTGGAGGAACATACTTTCATCATTTTGAAGAAATGGTAAAACCAGAAAAACCTTCTTTAGTATTATTTCCTAGTAACTACGCTTATGCACATCAAGCTATGCCTGTTATTAGTGGAACTAAGTATGCAATAGTAACTTGGTTAGGTCATCCTATGGAGATTGAAGATATGCCTCCAATGTATAAACAAGGAGCACCTAGATAATGAACGCTGTTATTATTACTGATTTATTTAAGGGTAATCAACTAGAAGAACTTCAATCTTGGTTAGATTTAGAAACTCCATACGAAGATAAATCTAAATGGGCAAAAAGTCCCGATGGTACTCACATGGTAAAAATGTGTAATGAATTAAATACTTATCACACAGTTTTAACAGATAAAGCAAGAGATGTTTTTCAAGTGCATAACATACTACCTACTTTCTCAACAATAAACTGGTATGAACCTTACGTTATAAAAGATATACATTACGATAGTGGTCCCGTTGAATATACAATACTATACAACTATTTTTCAGAACATCCGCTAAAATTAAAATACAACAACGAAGAAATATTGTTAGAACAAGGAAGCGCAGTAGCTTATCAAGGTTCTCAATTCGAACACACAGTAGAAGGTGTTGAAGGCGTAAGTATAAGATTAAACTTTAACTTTGCTACGCCAGATAATTATTTCTTTGTATTAGGTAATCATACGGCTAATGGTTTTGATTTTCCATCTGGCCGACCAGAGAACGAGGTAGAAGTAAATTGGCTATAGTAGAAAAAACATTTAGAGTAAATAACACAACTATAAGTTATGATGATTCGGATATTTACGAATCAAGAGTTGAAGACTTAGGACATATAAATCCTTCTTTAGAATTTTGGTTGTTTCATAACAGAGGTTTATACGATAACGCTTTAGTTGTTGGTGCAGGATTTGGTTTATCATCAAAGCTACTTGCAGACTGGGGAACAACTGTTACATCTGTCGAACCACAGTCAGATAGGTTTGCTTTATTAGAATCTAATGTTCCAACAAGTACAAACATAAATAAAATGTGTGGTGCGTCTGCTGGTACTTCTGATTTAGTATATTTTGAAGATAATAAATCTGGTGGTGCAATAAATAAAACTATGGGAGACGCTAGTGAATCCGTAGAAGTAATTACAGTAGATAGTCTTGATTTAACACTTGACCTTATGCTTGTTTACGCAAACGGCAAAGAACTAGATGTCATTGATGGTGCTAGCGATACTATTGCAAACAATACAGATATGAAAATTATCTTAAGATGGATACCAGACTTGTTTGATGACATAGACGCTGCAATAACAAAATTAAAGAGTTATGGTAAGACAATAAAAATTATTCACTGGGAAGAAGGGGACACTATATCTTACAATGATGTTAGTGATGATATCTTAAAGGCAGTTATGTCTGCTGACTTAATAATGGAGTAGTATGAAAAAATGGTGGGAGGCCAAAGAATATAGTAGGTTATTGGAAGTAAAGAAACACAAAGTCGGTGACGATAAAATCTTGTTTCTTACTAATAGCCCAGAGTATGTGGATTTAGCTCCACCTAAACCTGCAAGTGAATTTGTACCAGCGTATTACAAACATTTACAAAGAGAATGGTCTGAGATGAGAGGGGACGATGACAGCTGGCATTCAGTTCCTTACAAAGACCATTCAATGAAAAAATGTCCTACTGTAAAAGATATAATGTTTAGTGGATATATTATTCCTTTATGGATAGACCTTAAAATACATCACGATGATAAAGTAGGTTTTAATTGGTATAACAAACACTCTGACGAAGAGACTATTACATATCATAAGCCACAATCAATAGGTAACTTGCCTATACAAAAAGGTTCGTTTGATACTGCTATGAAGTTTGCTAATCCGTGGGATATAGTTACACCTCCGGGTTGGTCTGTACTTATAACACAACCTTGGTATCACAGACATTGGGAAATAGAAATATTCCCTAGCATTGTAGAGACTGACTCTTATCATCAGATGAATATACCTTTCCTGTATCACGGAACAGGAGAAAGAATATTTAGACAAGGTATGCCTTTGATTCAAGTAATTCCTGTTAAGAGAGATGGGTGGGGCTTGGATAATTACGAGGCTAGAAAGATGGATGAAGAAGAAAAAGAATACTATGCTAAGAGTAGAGCTGCCGAAAGAACAAGGCAAAATGGTTTTTATCGTTGGTTGACCCAACAGAATAAAAGAAGATGGAAAGATGAGGGAATATTATGAAATGTCCAGTACCTAGAAAAGGTTATAAGATACCAAAGCTAACTGATATATGGTCTAAAAAATTAAGCACCATACATAAAGATATGCCCACTGTAGCTTTTACTTTACCTAGACCTAATCCACAATGGGGACAGCTAGAAAACAATGAAGCTAGAACACATCCTCCAATTAATTTTAGAAACCCACAAAAGTTTATAAAAGCTCCTAATGGTTGTGTATCTACACAGTTTATGCGTAATAGAATGTACGAAGTTTACTTTCCATGGTCACACGTAAAGATATCTTTATCACAGAATCAGTTTAGAGATGAAGTAGATAGATTTGCTGGGTGGGATTATAAAGCACATTTCTATGGAGCAGTAAAGCACTATGGACCATTTGATGACCTAATTATGGAAGAAAAAGAAGCATGGGGCTCTCCAGACAAACCTGTAATGCAGATATCTTTACCTATTATGTTGTTTACTGATGATGAAGAAGTTTGGATGGATGTTATCCCAAGTGATAGGAATACTGGACAAAACTTACCTGTATCTACTATTCCGGGATTTATGCCTATATATTCATGGTCAAGAGGTTTGTCTTGGGCATTTGAATGGACTGATATGAACAACTTAGAATGTAATTTAAATCACGATACTGTAATGTTTAACTTGCTATTTAGTAAACCTGTAAAGATAAAGTACGTAGAATGGAACGAAGTATTTAGCAAAACTTGGAATATGATTAGCCAATCTTCTGTCAATAGAAGAGATACTAATATGCTTTACCCAGACGCAGTAGAAAGAAGACCAAAGAAATTATTGCAAAAATGGATGTTCACAAAATAGACCCTTTGTTGCCGGTCAACAGTTTTCAGAGATTACAAAGAATATGTAGGAATTCGTACAAAACCTTTCCTTATAGTGAAGAATTTGGTAGATATTTTATTAACGACAAAGAGTTTGTTCCATTAAAATCATTTCACGAACACTTAGTTCCTCTTGCTAAGAATGCTTTTAACAGCGAAACCTTGCTTCCTTCATACACAATATTTGCGCACTATGAAGGTAAAGAAGCAAAACTTCCAAAACATAAAGATA